ATTCATCGCATTTACAACTTTCTCTCTAAACTCTGGGTCTTTCCACTGTTTTTTCCTTGTTTTTTGAAGTTTTTCAATCGTTTCTACACTATGAGTCTTTCCTTTGCGTGCTTCACTCGCTCTAGCTCGCATTTCATCAGTATATACACGTTCTACCGACCTTAGTTTTTCTATTTGAGATTCACGATATTTTGGATCTTCCCATTTCTCCTTCATAAGAACACTGTTTGCTGCACCTATTTTCGCTTTCGCTTCGTCAGAAAGAGTTCTGCCACGCAAACTATTTACTCTTTTTTTCTTTGATTCTTCAGAAAAAACTTGCTCCGCTCTCGCTTGCCTAATCTTTTCTAAAGTTTCTTCTGCAAATATATTCGTTTTGCCCTTGTTCCAAGGTTCGATACCAGTTTGTTTACCCTTGTTCCAAGGAATCTTTCCTCTAAGCTTATTCCTTGTTGCTTCTGGATCTTTGCTAGGATTCCCTTCCCTTGAAATCGCCCTGTCACAAAGATTGTAGCAGTTGTTTCCTTTATCGTAATATTGGTTAATATAATCTTCTTCAATCATTAAACGCTCTTCTTTTGATTTGTTTTCAGTTACTTCGATAACCTCAAACACAAAAGCCTCCTCACCGCATTTGTTAAAATCCGCTTGAAGAAACTTGTTTTGATGCTTTTGATTACGAAGAGAAGATGAATGCTGATTCCATCGAACTTTGAAAAGTTTTGCAGAACCAATATAGATTCTTCCATTTAGTTTATTTGTGATCTTATAAATCCCAGACTTAAGAGAATGACCTTCGTACTTGTATTCCATAAAACTTTACCTCTCCTTTTAGTATATAGTAAAGAGGTAACGTTTTACAAACTAAGTAACTGAACCAAGGATGTTTACATCTGAATATTTTAACTCAAACATGCCGCCCGAAGGTGGAATAATCATATTCTTTTTTGTATTTGCTGTAAAGTTGTATGTTACTGGACTATATGATCTTTCACCTTGGGTGCCGCTTAAATTAGTAAGTCTTACAAATTGTACGGACATAACGCCAATATTGTTAAAGATGATATTTTGAATTTCTGAAAGATTTAATACTTGATCAATTTGAAAGTTGTTAACATTAAAATATTTTCTTAACTTTTTATTAACATTTTCAATTATTAATAATCTATTTTGATCATTATCAACAGCAATTTGATATTCAACTTTAAAATTAACAATTGAAACGTCCAAGATGTCTATGGCATCTGGTATGATCCTAAAGTCATTTAGATATCTAGCTAAATTTCTTTTTAAAGTATCATTAGCGAGTGTAAGAGTTCCATCTGCTGCTTTAGAAGCGACATACAACAAAGATGAATTTGGATTAGCAGGGTTTGGTCTACATGCCGCACGAAATACTCTACCAAACGAAGAAGGCATTGTATAAATTCTTGCCAACAAGTCTCTTTGCTCAACCACTCTAGATTGTGCGGCGGCAAAAGAAGGAATTAAGGATTGCAATTCGGCTATACTAAGAGCATCTAAGCCTCCACTTGCATCTTTTTCATTAGTTACCTTGACAGAATTTCTTACAGAAACAGCATCAACTGCTGATGGGTTACTTGGGAATGAAAGCAATAATTGAGTAATGTTGTTGGCAATAGATCCTTGACCAACATTATGTCTTAACCCACCACCAAATCTATATGTTATTGTTACTGTAGAATTTGGTATTACCGCACCAGTTGTTGTTGTTTGTAAAAAACTATTTGGATTAATAGCATATCGACTAAAAGTTGTTTGTCCGTACAAAGGTAATGAAAATTGTGATGGATCTGGGATAGTATTATTTTCTGTAGTTTCTGCGTTGCCGCCACCAAATCTAAGAGTAGTCAACCCAGTTGATAAACTGCTAAGTTTTACAAAACGAAAAGGTGCAGATTGAATTTGCAAAGAACTTTCAACTTCTGCTGAATCTGAATTTAGATTTGGTGTTTTCAAATATACAGTATCATTTGCTAAACTATCAACTTCGTAGTAAATATTTCCGCTAGTATCAACAACTGAAATTATTTGAGTAACATTTTCTCTGGATAGTGTGTATGTTTTAAATGGTTCAAAACCAGCAAATGTAAAACTTTCTCTTGTCACTTCGCCAGATATACAGACCCCTTTTAGTCTCATATAAAAACTTGAGGGCAGATTCCCAGAATCTCTTTCTGCTATTTCAACGTTTGCGATATATTGCCCATCTGAGTCTTTATTAGCAAAATTTAAGTTTTCAGTAAGTTCAAAAACAATTCCTGTTTTTGATTGCATTTTTGTTCCTTGGTTTATTACAGGAATTGCAGATGGGTCAACAATTCTTGGATTTGATGTTAATAAAGCAGGTACTTTAATTTGAAATGTACATTCAACAACAGCAGGAGTTGCCCCTGTAAGTGGAACTCTATTGTCTCTTAACAAACGTTCAATATTTCTAGGTTCAACTGCGGTTTCTGGTGATAGTTCATGAAACTGATGATCCAAATAAAATGATTGTGTGTCACCAATAAACGCAACAGTATCAAGAAACATTCCCATAAAACTTCCTATAGATAAATCTTTTATTTTATCTCCATAAAAAGATCTTAAATACGTCTCCATTTCATTTCTGAAACCAACAAAGTCTTTGTTGAGATAAGATCTTGTTACTATTTGCTTTAATACTTCTTTTTTTGATAAATCAGCCATGATTTCTTAAGATTAACTAACATATATAATAGCTTTAATAAAACACTTAAATAAATTTATTTTTGGTACTGAAAACTGAATAATCACTTCTACCTGTGTAACACTTTGGTTTACCGCTCTTGTCGCCTTTGAATTATAACCTTCAAGATTTACATATGGCATATAATCTCTAACAGCGGTGTTAATTCTCATCATAGCTTCGCTATCAAAATTTTCATTTGATGTATACTCAATAGCCAAAGGTTTTAAATTTGCACCAAAATAATATCTGGCCAAACGTTCACCATGATTTGTTTGAATTAAATTTCGTAAATTATCTTTTACAACTTCTTGAAGACTAGTTGTTGTTTCAAAAAATGTATCGCCGCCTTCATCAATAGCAAGTGGAGTTAATATACCAACAGGAGTTGATAATACATCAACGTTTGCTGATGTTTTTGTTTCATATACTTTATATCCAACATTTTGAAAACTAATCATGATAAATAAATAGGTTTATCTTATTCTTGTTAGTGCTGGAAACCCTGCGCTTGGCACAGGTGCTCCTGCTGGTGCAGGACACACAATTGCTGTTGGCAACAGTTGCAATCTTTGTCCAATTTGTTCTTGCACATATGCATCAATTGCTGTAGCTATGTTTAAAGCTAATTGCCCCCTTAAAGCCTCTCCTTGTGCGGGATTATCTGTTGCCCGAATATTTAAAGCCTGTGCAATTTGTTCTTGAAGTTTTCCTAAACTCATATTGAATAGTATAGTAATAGATTTTGCTATTTTTTAACTTATGAGCCAAAAATCTTTTGAGATTTTGCCTCTGCGGTATTGATTGTATCAATTTGTGTGTTAATTGCAGTTGTAATTGTTGTGGTTGTAGCCACACCAGCGGGTGTCGCTTGTACTGCAACCAACGAAGCGACAGGTACAAATGGCACGGCAACGCTTCCTGCAAATGCAGCATTTAATGCAATAGACATATTTTTAACATGATCTGATAATGCTTTAATTTGATTTTTTAATTCTGTTATATGTCTATCATACACAGTCCATTTTATATAAGGTTCATTTTCTTGTGTGGCTTGACCAAGATAAATTTTATTGCCTTCAATTTGAATTTTGCCGTCATTTTGAAAATAGCAATAAGCTAAATCTTCATTTTGGGTTCCTTCTTTTATTAAAAGTAAAGACCCATTTATTTGTGCAGAACCTTGTGCTTTTTTTCTGGCAATAACTCTGATATGATCTGCTTTTGATACAATGTAAGCGGTACCAATTTGATCTGATACATCTGTCGGTTGAGTTACTGCCAATGTGTTTGTTGGATATCTTATTCCACCTTCAACAGTTGAGTCAATTTTAAAATTTAAATCAGCTTTTGTGCCCATAGAAATGTAAATTCTTGCGGCATCATTTGCAAAATCTGGATTTCCTTCATTTAAATTCTGCTGTTTATTTCTTTGAAAACCAACTTTATCGTTTTCAAGAGTTGTAAATAAATTCTCGACAACATAACATGAAGTTTGCTTATCATCTGTAGCTTGTGTATCATTTACAGTTAAAGGAAACCTTCCTCTGCCTGTAACCATATCAATGGTACCTGAAAATGCTTTTTTCTCGTTTTGAGTTACACTGGTATTTGTTAGCTACTGGTCCTATTCTATCAGACCCTAAAATAATCATAGAATTATTACTACCCTGTAGCAACAAGTCTTGAGGACGTTTATTGTATTTAGGTACTGGCTCATAAGCTTGAAGTACCGCTGATTTTGATTCAGACCTAATTGTTTTAAATGGATTTTCTGTAGAATTTTCTCTTGGGTTTATTGTATATCTTCCAGGTAAATCTGCTCCATTTGGAAAACCAGGAGTTAATGTAAATGGAGCATTTGCCTCTCTTTGTTCATTTGCTTGTTCTAAACCTTCGGGTGTATTTTTTATATCAAAAGCTCTATCAGAATGAGTAAAGTTTAAATCTTCAACGGCAGAGTTTTCATGAGGTCTTGATATCCAACGGGCAAGAGATCCACCAAGATAATAGTAATCTTCATAAATTATAAAAACCACTTCCCCAGCTTGTATTGGAAGCATAATATGAGAAGAAAAAAATGGATAAACTATTAGTGGTGTAGAGTCAATAGCATCTTGGCTGTTATTTATTGTTCTTGCTAAAATAGAACATGGTGGCATTAAATCAACATACTGTGGATTGCCAACAATATTTTTTAAGTTTGTTTTTTCTTCAGCAGTTAAACTTTTTACATTAAAAAATACTTCTTGAACAACAGCACGAAATACTGTTGGTTGTTGACCGCTTCTTACTTCAGATAATAAATCTCTACCTGCATTACCTGGGCCAGTTACTTGTAGTCTAGAAACGCTTATATTATTACTTGGCATTACTTTTTTCTCCTTGGTTCATAACTGTTTTTACTATTAGGAGAGAAAAATTCTGCCGCTAAATCCGCATTATCCCGTTCTTCTTTTTTATCTCTAGCTTTATCAACCAAATCAGCAAGTTTTAACAATTGTTGGTTTGCTCTGCTCATAGCTTCCATGTATTTTGTTAATGTTTGACCATGCTGAAAATGTTTCTCGGCATCAGAAAATGTGATTACATACAAATCTAGAAATAGTGCAAATGCATTTTTTCTATCATTCATAGCATTTGCATAAATTAGTTTCCATAAACTTGCCAATCTTGGATCTAAATCAATTGATGCTAACAGCCCAGTAAAATCATCAAATCCAGATTTAATTTGAGTTTTTATTTCATCGGAAAGTTCGTTTTCAACATTTTCTAGAAATGATTTGGCTTTATAAAATTTACTATTTTCATCAATTAAATTTTCTGGATCTTCTGTTGAAACAGAATTATTCTCGTCTTCGATTGTTATATCTGACATAGTATTAAATATCCTGTTTTATTAAACCCTTAAATTTCTTCAACTTCCCTCTTGGTTAGACGATATAGCTTTTTTAAATTGGATAGTGTAGTAGAAAGTTGTTTGTTATTCATTAATGTAATATCTCTTAACAAAGAGAGTGCCGCCTTTTTTGTTAAGTCGTCATAAATGTTGATTTCATTTATTATTTTTTCGATTGAAGATATTACTGTTTTTTCATTTTCAGAAATTGTTTTTTTATACATCTCACTTAAGATTTCTTTTATCTCATCAACCTTCTCTAGCTGAATCATAACGTCTTCTGAAGATGGATCAATTTTATAATTTTCTATTGTTTCCATTTCATGAGTTGTAAAAGAATCTTTTTCTTCAATTGATATAAGAGCATGTGAAGACTTATTTGATTGTTTTGCTTCAACAATTAAAAAGTGTTTTGCTACAACATTGTAATAAGAAAAAGCTTTTGAGCCTTTGGTTTCATCAAACTTACCAATAATTTGGTATAGTTGAGCTATACAACGATCTCTTAGTTCTTCTTTTGTTTCAAAATTTGTTTTATAGCTATAAACATTTATTAGGTTTTCAACAAGCTTTTTAAAAGGATCATAAATTTCATTCATGAAAATTTCATGTTTTTTTTCTATGTCATTTTCATATTTAAATTTAATTGCCGCTTCTTCTGTTTCTTTCGTAAAATAGTTGGCACTTGGGCCACTACCAGGTTTTCTTTTTACGATCTTTTTGCCTCGTCTATTAAATTTCATTAATTTATGTCCTTAAGTCTTTTGGCTGTTTTGGTTGATTGAAGATTAATTTCTTCTAGTAAATCTACCACTTGTACCGTTGATTCACGGGCTAATCTTGCCGCATCAATAATCTTTTTAAATTTTAAACCTATTTCTGGTGTTGTTACAAAATAATCATTATCTATAGCTTGATTCATTGTTTCAATAGTTTGTTTTTGTGCCTCAAGTAATTCTGGCATTGTATCTTCAAAAACAAAAATAACTTGTGCCATCATTTTTATTTTTTGAAACATAAAATAAACTGCATATCCAAGCAGAATATTCAACAAAATTGAAATTATTAAAAATGCTATCATTACACAAGTTTACTATTGAAAAATTCACTATAAATTGTTTTAATTGTTTCAAAAGAGTGTGATTGTCTTATCTTTGGTTGTAGGTCTACTGCCCATTGCCTTGGCATTTGATGATCGTTATAAAACTTACGCAATCTCGCTTTAACATCTCGTTCTACTGGTTCGGCCCATTGTGCCTCTTTAAAAAAGATATTGTTATCAACTCTTGATTCGTGAACATTCTTTAACTCATAATCAAACTTAATCCATTTACCTTGATTTAAGAATTCTGTATGTGCTGACCAACCTGTTGCCAATATAGGCATTCCTGCTGCTGCTGCATTTACAAGGGGCAAACCAAACCCTTCTCCTCTGGTTGGCATATAAAGAGCTTTAATTTTTGGATGCTTAAACAAGCAACCTACTTCATTTTCACCTAAAGAACCATGCACAATTGTAATTCTGGGATCGTTAACTGGATCATAGTTTATATCCATTAAATATTGTTGGAATGTAACCGCAGTCATTCTACGGTCAATGTGATGCCCACGGGCATAACCTGTTTTTAACACTAGTCCTACATTTGAATTGCCCTTAAATTCTTCAATAAACCACTTAACTGCAAAAGGAACATTTTTTCTATCATTAAATGGATTGTTACCAGTTAACTGACCAAATAGTAGAAAGTTAAAATCTGCATCAAGGTTTAATGTAAAATTTTCTTGATTAAGATTTTCAAAAACATTGTTTTCAAAAACAGAATCAAAGGATTCTGGAATAACAACTATTTCTGTTTCTAGCTGATAACCAGTGGCTTTAGATGTTTGCAAAAATACATTTTTAACAAACTCTGAAGGCACTACAACTGAAGACATTTGATTAATGGCTTCCAACCATTTTGGATTGCAAAGAGTAGCCTCCACACCAGCAGTTACTCCAATGTTAACTTTTGCAAGTTTTGGATTCCATTCATTTGGTAGTTGAACTTGGACTGAGAGATCAAAAGGTGTTTTAAGCTCTTGTTCGCTAGTAATCATGTTTTGGTATATCCAACCAATAAAACCACCATCAGCTTCGGTATCAACTATTGAATAACATTCTCCCCAAGCTGTTAATTCAAACTTAATTTCTAGATCATATTTTTGTTGGTTTTCGTAAAACCACCTTGCAATTTGCCTAGCGTGAACACCATAACCAGCAGCAATTGTAAATGGGCCTTTTAAAACTACTCGCTTCATAATTTTTTTATCCTCTTACCTTTGGGCTCCGATTTCTTACTTCA